TTGGACCTAAACAGTGAAGTCTATCTGATAGGGACTGAGATTGATAATATATTCAGAAAGTTAACTACTGGGGTAGTTGTTATAGCATTACAAAAACCGCCGCCGACAGTCACCTTTATTAAAGGGGTAAAGAAAGTCATTGATCGTGACTTAGCGTATGGCGGCGGGTTTACTGCTAAGAGAGCTGTACTCTATAACTCAATGAGTGTTAATAAACTAAAGATGGTTTATGTTAAAACTCCCACGGCCCTAATTAAAAACCCTAACAATATGACCTTTAACTTCAATGTTAATCAAGATGGTATTCACATAGATAATATTAAGCAATCCTATGAGACTGAGGAGGAGTAGTGGTGTCCTACTACCAAGACAATCACATAACACTATATAACTCCTCTTGTTTCGACATGAGTAAGTTACCAGATGAAAGTGTGCAATGTGTTGTAACTTCGCCTCCGTATTGGGGACTCAGGAAGTATGCAGGTGAGCAGGAGTTAGTCTGGGGGGGAAATAAGGATTGTGAACATGAGTGGGATTCATACATACGACCTAAGAATACTTGGGGAACACCCAACAAGAATGTAGATGGTATGGTTCAAACAATAGAGCAGGGATTTTGTTCTCTTTGTGGTGCATGGAAGGGTAGCTACGGGATGGAGCCAACACCTGAGATGTATATTGAACACACCATTTTAATACTAAGAGAGATCAGACGGGTATTAAGGAAAGACGGTGTTGTGTTCTGGAATATAGGAGACACATTTTATGGTGGGAATAAAGGGTATGGAGATACAAGGCCTCCCGGTTCGTCTCTGAACAATAAGAATAACGAGAAGTTTGGCGACCCTATCTGGTTAACAGCTAAGAAGGCCGGTCTTAAGGTTAATCTAAAACCAAAAGACCTAGCACTCATACCATTTCGAGTAGCAATAGCAGCACAAGACGATGGATGGTGGGTGAGGTCGGATATTATATGGAGTAAGCCTAATCCAATGCCTGAGAGTGTTACAGATAGGCCCACTACTTCACATGAACATATACTAATGCTTACCAAATCGGCTAAGTATTATTGGGACGCTGAGGCCGTGAGGGAAGTAGCTACTGGTTTTGACGGACGGAAAGATACTATGATGAAACCGAGTGGTAAATATAGTGACCGTAATATAAGGAATGAAGGAGATAACCCTAATAGTGTCCACACAAGGGGAGCTGAGAGATGGCCTAAATCAGTGAAATACGAAGGGACAGACTACGGTGGCAACGGTACAAGTTTCAGAGGCCATAGTGGGCATACAAAGGGTGACGGTACTATGATGCTTCCGGGTAGAAACATCCGTGATGTTTGGAAGTTTACTACTCAGCCATACCACGATGCTCACTTTGCTGTGTTCCCTGAGAGGCTACCTGAGTTATGTATTAAGGCAGCTACAAAGCCCGATGATCTAGTTCTGGACCCTTTCTCTGGTTCCGGTACAACTCTATGGGTAGCTAAGAAGTTAAATCGTCATGCTGTAGGCTATGAGTTATCAGAAGAGTATTGCAAGTTAATTATAAAACGAAATAGACAGCAGGTGTTTATATAGTAAAGCCGGCTGACAGATTAGCCGCCAACCAGCCCGACTATTAACTACCTCCTTATTTATTGAGTGCTATACCTTGGAACAAAACAGTTCATTAACTCCCCGGTGGTCCTGTCGATGTTCCTAACGATACCAATAATATCATGGGCAAAGTCCAGATCATCGGCGTCTAGGAGTTCTTGAAGCCTCAAAGGATTACCGTTACAGTGAGCCGCTTCAATATCCATTAGTAAATCGAGTTTGGGAATTTGGTTCTGTTTTGGTATTCCTAGGCTATGATGGAATTCTATGTACCTATTTGCTATTGCTACTTGCAGGTCATGCTCCTCTTTGGTGTTGTTCCATTTAATCATTGTCTGTGCCTCCTGATTTTTATTTGAGTGTTACCCACTCATTACAGGGCTGGACCTTTTTCCACCACTAGACATTATTTTATTTTTTTCGTCCAGCCCTGTGTCAACGGGTAAAACTATTTCATAGGCTACCTCCCACTTCCTAAACTCAAGGTCGCGCCTATCTTTCGTTGTGGTGATAGACTCATACCTCGACCCGCATTACGTCCGGCGCTTGAGCCATCATAGCTACGATTGCCGCCGCCGTACGACTTCCTTAAATGCGGGTATACTCTAGCGACCGCGGCTTTCAAGTCTGTACTATTACGTAATACCAGTGCATGGCCGGCGCCCTGAGTGAAGTCCTCTAATGGTTTGGCTAGCCTGTCCCTGATAGCGATAATAGCGCCCTGATAGAAACCAGCTTTCCATGTTTGGCCGCGTTCTGTACCCTCATCATTCTTATATGCTCTGTATTCTCTGTTTGCCATGAATACCAGTTGAAGTGTAATCCAGTTATACATTTCCAGCACGGCTCTAACATTGTCATAAGCTCCAAACAAGTGCCAAGTTTTCTGTGATGGTGTACCGATAACAGTACATAAATTAGCTTTAGCCAGTACCGATACCAGCCTACGTTTCCAGACATAGCCCTCGGTTTCGGTTCTGTCTAGCTTACCTATACCCGCCGGCGTGGCCTCTGGCCCGCCTGTCATAACATCGGCGCGGGTTAGGTTATGTCTGAGTAATAGTTCCTGAGCTTTCTCCAGTGCAACGGCTGCTTCATTTTCGTTTGAGTTTGGATGTTCTGCCATTGATAATAGTTGCTGGATTTTCTCTGTTATTTTACTTTCCATGTTAGACAATCCTCCAATCTTTCATTATATTATCTGTGTCGTTTTCTGGTTGCGTGTGTGTTTGTACTGGTTCCGGCTTTCGTTGCTCTGTTTGCTCGTCTGGTGAAGACTGAGCCGTTGGTTGCTCACCTATCGGGGCTGTCTGTGTAATGTCAAACACTGTCCCACAGTAAAACCTGTCCGCGCTTATGAGTTCCCCGTTGTCGTCTTTGTTACCTATCGGGAATAATATCGAGTAACCATGCTGGCCTTTCTGTACCTGCCGGCCGGCTGCTTTCCATTGTTTGAAGCCGCCCACGACTGTGGGAATAGCGCCGCCGTTACGCTGCATGTATACCATGTGTGAGTTTTTGAGCGATAACGTTCGACCCTCTACCGTAGCTATCATACCACGGCTTTCCAGCTCAGCTTTTAGGTCTGGTGTTGGGTTAGCCAGCTGGCGCCTGATTTGGTTCAATCGGTCCTTTTTAGCTTGGTCCACTTGGTTTACCTCCTGTTATTATATTTGAGCTTTATCCACTCATTGCGGGGCTGGAACCTTTTTTTCTACCACTAGACGACATTTTATTTTATTTTGTCATTCCAGCCCCGGCATCAATGGGTAAGGCTTATCGCCTCATGACATCACCTCCCACTCTACTATTAACTGGTCTGACCACTCTGCTATTAACTGGTCTGATGACTGGGCATTGCTTCCACTGGTACGATACACTCTGACATGATCTTTCCCGGTCTCCGGGTCAACTGAGCAATACACTTTTGCTCCTGTGTTCCATCCCCTGATATGACCCCTGATACCTGAATCCTTTGTTCCCTGTCTCGTTGTTTCTCCTCTGCTTCCCTGTAGGTCTCCATAAAATCTGGACATGTACCTTACCTCCTATTTATTTGAGCTCTTTACACTAACTTATTAGTCTGGGTAGATTTTCAATGTGGTCTTGTACGCTCTGACAAAGTGCTTTAATTAGTTTTGATGCCCTTCTTATTTCCCTGAGTTGTGAAGCCTCTTTGGTGGTGATGTCGTTGTCTCTAATGAAGTCGTCAAGTACATCTGCGCTAACTCTGAACGATAACGCGTCTTGTTCCATTTTCTCTAGTTGTTCGTTGACCATCTCCCTGTTTAACTTCATTAGCCCCGATGATGTGTAAACTCCCTTGTTTTGTGCCTGAGTAGTCATTTTTTGTGCCTCCTTCTCTCAATTTCATTAATAATACTACCCTAATTTATCATAGTCAAGGGTGTTATAGTCTACTAGGATAAATGTAGATAGCGTTACAATATATGCAGACCTCTCATTTTCTCACTGTTTTGGCTTTATACTATGTTATACAACTTTGTTACAGGTGTTACAAACCGACCTTAATTTGATTATTTTGTAACCAGTCTGAGTGTAAATATTTGTTACAGTCTATTTTATTTAAGGTCACTTTTAGTCACGTTGTTACAGTTACACCCTATAGTTACTCACTAGTGTAACAGTAACTCTTTGTTACGAACAAGATGTTACAGGTGTAACAGTGTAACGAATATTGACATAGTTATATAGATAAGTATTATTATGAAGTATGTCAAAGACAGATATACTAACTCAACGACAAGAGGAATTCTGTTTAGGTATCGTCTCAGGTCTCTCTGCAAGTGAAGCCATTAGAAAAGCCGGTTATGGTATTCTTGCGGAAACTCACACAACCAGCTTGCTAAAAACTGCTAAGATAAAAGCCCGTATTGAGCAATTACGAGCCAAAACAGCCTCAGAAAAGGTCATGACGGTACGCGAAAGGAAGGAAAGACTGTCAACTATAGGCCGGGAGGACTTAACTAATGATAAGGGCTCAATTATTCGTTCATCTAACACCGCAGCTATTCAAGAGTTAAACAAAATGGAAAAGGTAGGCCGGGAACCAGATCAAGCCGGGACAACGATCAATATAAACATTGAGAAGGCGGTAATAGATGCAAGAGACAACCTCAATGGCTCACTCTCTCGCCTTGCTGAGCGAGCAAGAGAGACAGGAAGCGATAAGCAAGCTAAGTGATACCGAAGCCCTAGCCCTAATATATGATTGGCGCGGCTTCTGGGCTAGATCAAACCAGCTGCCGCCGTCTGATAAGTGGTTTATCTGGTTATTACTATCAGGCCGTGGCTTTGGAAAGACTAGAATAGGAGCTGAAACTGTCAGACAGTGGGCTTATGATGGTTATACTCCTATTGCATTAGTGGGACAGTCTAAGGCCGATGTCCGCGATACTATGATCGAGGTAGGGGAAAGCTCAATCCTTAATATATCCCCGCCCAATTTCAAGCCTGCTTATGAACCCTCAAAGCGGCGTCTAACGTGGCCTAACGGCGTACAAGCTATAGTATACAGTGGAGACGAACCCGACCAACTCCGGGGACCACAACACATGAAAGTGTGGTGTGATGAGCTGGCCAAGTTTCAATATCCGCAGGCCACGTGGGACAACTTAATGTTAGGGCTTAGGATAGGAAGCAACCCGCAGGCATTAGTTACAACCACCCCTAGACCTCTTCAGATCATCAAGGACATAGTTAAAGACACTAGGGCAGTAGTAACACGTGGCCACACTCTAGACAACGCCCTCAACTTAGCCCCGCAATTCTTAGATTATGTAATGAGCAAGTATGAAGGGACCAAGCTAGGCAGGCAGGAACTAGCCGGGGAAATACTCGACAGTATGGAAGGTCTCGTATATGATTGCTTCAGGCCTGAAGTCTGTGTTATACCACGCTTTGCCATTCCTCAAGACTGGCCACGCTTCACCGGGCATGACTTCGGCATATCTAACACCGCTTGCTTATGGTATGCACTCGAACCAGCTACCGGCTACTACTACCTATATAGAACATATCATCAGGCAGGTGGACTGGCCGAACATGCAGAGAACTTTAAATCATTATCAACAGGCGAACCGATCAGACGTAGAGTGGGCGGCAACCATCAAGAACAGGAGATCAGAGACGGCTATGCGTTTGCTGGCTGGCCCATACTCGAACCGTCCTTGCGTCATCGAGAAACACAAATACAGAGGGTATACGGACACCATAATCAAAACAGAATATACGTTTTTATAGATTGTCATGACTACCTAGAGGAAAAATTGAGTTTTTCTTACGAGGTTGATAAGGATGATAACTTAGATTTCAGTAAGATACATAATGAAGCAAAGTTTCACTTCATGGCCTGTGAGAGGTATTTGTTTAGTGACATACAGCCTATGGTGGATAACCAGACTAGCAGTAAGATTCCCGTGTTAACATACAGTGGTAGTAGTGGCAGGCTGCCGAAGATAAGAAGGGGGTATTTAGTCTAGTGGATAAGTGGAACATAGTTCAGTGTTGGACAAGGGGGATAGAAGGAGGGAAATGACTCTGACAAAGAATATTGCCATGATTGTAGTAGCGGCCATTACAGGTTTCAGTCCAATGGGCGTCATGCTGGTACAAAATCATCTTGAACGACAAGAATTAGCATCAGGCGAAATCAACCAAACTGTACTATTAAATCATTCGCTTTTTACTCATGCAGATACT